GCGGGTGACCAAATCGCATCCGCACACATCAACGACCTACAAGCTGAAGTGGTTGCGGTAGAAACTGAACTGAGAAAAACCACAGGTTCAGTAGTGGATCACGGAGGTTTGGCTGGACTCAGCGACAACGACCATCCGCAATACGGCAGACCCGTATTCCTGACCACCCCAAAAACTTCTACCAGTTGGGATGGAGACGCTTATAGTACAACCGCAAAGACCAAAATTGATTTGTCTGCTGTGTTCGGCGTGCCCGCTAATGTCAAAGCAATACTGGTGCGGTTAACAGCGAGAGATTCTGGGAGTTCGGCTGGATATTGTCAACTTGGCTTATCCCCTAACAGTACTGATGGTAGTGTCGCTGTTCAAGCGTATCTTCAAGGGGTCGCAAACGATGTTTATGTGTCAGCGAATGGCGTCGTTCCATGTGATTCAGGTGGAGACGTTTATTATGAGATACTCGCAAGTGGAACTGGAACATTGGATGCCATTATTGAAATTTGGGGCTATTGGCTATGAAACCCATTCTTGACATCAGCTTCTACCAGACGCCAACCGCGATTGACTACGACATGCTGGCTGCCAACGTGAGCGGCGTGATAATGCGGGCTTGCTACGGCATCTGGAAGGATACCGCCTTCGAGCGCCACTACGCCGAGTTCACCGCCAGGGGCGTACCGGTTGGCGCGTACCACTACATCATCGGCTCACAGCCTATTCAGGCGCAGGCGGACGCGTTCAACCTGGCTGTCGGCTTAAAGGACATGCGGCTCGGCTGCTGGATTGACGTGGAAGACACGCGCGCTAATACGAAGTTATATCGGCAGAACGTGCTGGATTACGCCGAGCTTCAGCCAGACATGGGCATCTACACTTCCAAGAATGCCTGGAGCGTGATCATGGGCGGCGCTTACTTGACAGACCGCAAATTGTGGGTGGCGCACTACACTTCTAACCCTTACCCTTTGATGCCAACCGGCTGGGATAACTGGATATTGTGGCAGCACACTTCGAGCGGACGGCTTTCAGGCTACAACGGCAATCTGGACATGAACCGCTTTAACGGCACGGATGCGGAGTTCGCGGAGTGGGTTGGTGACTTGCCAATTCCGAAACCAGAGCCAAAGTTGTTTGACGCTCGTGTTACAACGACTCCGCCAAACCGCCTCAAGACCCGTTTTACTCCGGCTGGCTTAGTACGCCCTGAATCAGACTGGCTTCCATCTCAGGCGATCGTGCCTGTGTACGAAACGCACTCGACCGGCTGGTGGAGGGTTGCACCGGAAGCGTGGTCTTCCGCCACGTGGATGCAGCGAGTTGACGACTTGCCGCTACCACCACCCATGAGCGGCGATTATGCCTACTACGGCGGAGTCTACTCACAACGTGACATTCGTTGGGCGGCGCACCCGCTCGGGACGAAATCCACAATCGGCGCAAACGGCTGCCTGATGACCTGCGCTTCGATGGTAAGTAATTTCTTCGGGCACGCTTCTAATCCGCTTCAGCTCAACGACTGGCTGACTTCTCGCGGCGGCTACTTGGACGGCAATCTGTTCTTATGGGATAAGCTGACCGAACTCTACCCCGACATGCGCTTTGACGGGTTTGTGTACTCGCCAACAACGGCGCAAATTCGGGCGGCAATCCAGGCTGGGACACTCCCTATTATGTACGTTGACTTCAACGATGATACGCCGCTGATTGAGATGCACTGGGTGACGGGAATTGGAGTTGTTGGGGAAGACGTGCTAATTGCCGACCCCTGGACTGGCACGATTGGCAAGCTATCAGAGATGTATCCAAAGTCCGTCATTCGTTACGGAAGTTATCGGAGGGTGAATGGCTAACTGGGCACGACTACAAGAGCAACTGACAGGCTTGCCGGTTGTAAAGCGCGCGAAGCATAGTATCCACTTCGACAAGGGCAACGGCGAGATTGTCGCCAACTTCTCAGGCAAGCCCTGTCACTAT